ATTGTGAGGTCGTTGTATTTAAGATACAGCTCAATCTTCATATCATCCAGTCTATTTTGTAATATCTTTAGTTCCTCTTCTTTACTACTATTCCATATTCCATTAGTATTTAATATTTTTTCAGCCTGATTCCTAGTAAGCCAATGAGTAGTATCGAATCTGTTATTTTTTAAAATATCCCAATATAGTGCATGAGATTCTTGTTTGGTTTGTAAGTTTGGTAAAACTATTTTATATCTTTGATTATTTACATAAATATAATAGCTACCATTAATAATCCTGTATAGTGTTCCTTCTATATCCATATATTATCGTTTAATTAACTGTCAAATTATTATATGTTGTATAAGTAAAAGTAATCGTTGCATTTCCGCCACCAGTATCGCCGCCACCATAAGTTACATTACTTAGTTTACAGTCTTCCATTGTGAAGGTTTTACCACATATATTTATAGCAATAGTTTGTTTATTAAAAGCTCCACCAGTAGGACTGGCACAACTGCCTACTTGAGACCATGCCACACCATCTGTGCTTGTGGCGCTAACCTCAAACTCTACAGTTACTTCTGCTGGAAGATTAGCATAAGTATGAACCCCTTTAAAACTGCCTAATCTGAGAATTTGCTCACGACTAACAGATGTGCTAATGCTAATATTTGTAAGATTTCCGGCACCAGTAACTAAAGCTGGAGCACCACTAGCATAATGCTGTCTAGTTTTGGCTTTAGAAGTAGTGTCTAGACTGACGCCACCACAACTACCCCCTAACTGTTTATTATCAGCAAAAAATGTTATTTCTTCAGTAAATATACCATCAACAGGGAAATTGTATGTAGCACCACTAATACCAGCACCTGTACAAGATATAGAAGCACCAGGACTACTTAACAGAGGCGATGTGTCATCACCAATACCAAGACATACGGTTTTGTTAGAAGGTCCAACATTACTAATAAAATCGCCATTCCATATTGTTCCGCTAGTATTTGTAATAGCTCTAGTCACTGTAAATTCAACACTAGGAGCAAGATTCATAACATCTACAGGTTTTACTTGACCAAGCTGGAAAACTGGCTCAAGATCAAAAGTGGTAGTTACGCCAACACTTTGGGCGCCAGCAATATTCTGCCCACCAACGGAAATGGCGTGACAAGCATAAAAAATTCTATTAGGCATCTGTTTTCTCTCCCTTTATTGTTTTAAAATAATCGAAGGGGGCCGAAGCCCCCAATCGATAGTATTCCCAGAATCAATATCAAGCGTCTGTGATAGTTAATTCGTTGTAAGTGCTAAAGCTATAGGTAATAGTAGCATTTCCGCCACCAGTATCTCCACCGCTATAGTTAACGCTAGTAAGCTTGCACTTATCGCCAAGATCAAACGTATAAGCAAGACCATCAGCGTCACAAATCTTAACAATAATTTCACGATCATTAGCAGCAAGACCACTACAAGCAGTATCTGGAATATCAACAGCTACTCCATCAAGGCCAGTAGCACTTACCTCAAATTCGCAAGTAACTTCAAGAGGGAAGTTAACAAAACGATGAAAAGGCTTTAAACTACCAAGCTTGTACATGCTTTCACGACCAAGGTCAGCACTAATACTAATACTAGTAATATTTTTGCCGCTAACTTCAGTTGGAATAGTGCAGTTTGGAATATCAACATTTTGTCTTCTGAGTACAGTTTTATCTGTAGTAGCAGGAGCACTTACAGTTCCAGTAATAGCTTTAGAATTACCAACAAAGGTAACTTCTTCTGTTAAATTACCATCAACCGGGAAAGTGTAGCTAACACTTGAAACAAACATACCGCTACAAGTAATAGCGCTAACATTAGTAAGACTAGCAGCAGTGTCATCGCCAACGCCAACTATAATGGTGGTATCATCGTTAGCATTTTCAATTAAACTGCCACCATCCGTAGCAAGCTTCCAAATGGTACTTTCACCATCAAGCACTTTAGAAATAGTAATCTCAACCTCAGGGTCAAGTGAAATGTTGTCATATAATGCTAATTGACCAAGCTGGAAAGCCTGCTCAAGATTAAAATTGGTAGTAATACCTACACTTTGAGCGCCCTGTACGGTTGTGCCACCAACATCAACACCGTGAGAGGCATAAAAAACTCTATTATTTGCCATAGTTAAAATCTCCATCGAATATTATAAGGATTTAGTGGGAACACTTAAAATAGTATACACCAATTGTTAAATATCATCAAATATTATTTCTGCAGTTATTCTAATTTTAGCTTCTTCGAAAAAATATCTACTTTCTACCTCTGACACCACAAAATCTTTCAAATGGCACTTTTTCCATCTTAATTTATGTTTTTTAACCATTTCTCCAACTTCGTTTTCTATCTCAAAATTATAGTCATTTTCTTCATTATAAAGAAGCTCATCGTATGTATTCCTGTTGCCATTTAAAGACCCGTCAAAATTATAGGGTAATACCCCTTCTTTAACCAATAGATTGGTATCATATAGCCAAATCACTTTATCTTCTTGTAAACGAATAATATCTATAATAGAATTTCTATGAGCTGGATTATTAGCTACTATATGTAAAATAATATCTTGACTAGAAATCAAAGATTTATCACCTAGTTGATATGGTACAGAAGTTCCTCGTGGCACAGTCTCTATTATAATACTAGGTAGCTGAATTCGGTTTTGGTTGAATATAGCATATTCTCCGGTATTTTGATTAAACTGTGTAGTATCATTAACAATATCTGATTGAAATTGTTTCCACCATATTAAATTACTATTAGATTTATGAATTTGTACCCATCTAAAAGAATAATCCATTAACACATTACTAGAGATGGAAACCGGTTCATTAAATATGACTCTACTATTAACATAATCTAAAATATAAGAAGAAGCTGGATTTCCGTCTACACTCACCCCACTAATCAGGGTAGGAGAAGATCCATCAAAATTCACATTTTCCCAAACCCAATCACTATGTCTAGTTTGCCAGACCTGACCATCTGCATAATTAGGATCTTTTACTACAGCTAATTTATTTGGACTATCATTATAGCTATTAGCAGCACTATTAACGTTAACAAAGCCTCCAACATTCAGAAAGCCCCAATCTAAAAATGATTTAAGATTATTTTCTATATTGGAAATAAATAGATAATCGTTGATAGATCGTACACCAGTGAATTTCTCGTCGCCTACGGCCATATGTTATTTCCTTAAGGAGTCTTCTAAAAGTTTAAAAACCTGGCCTTCTACGCTGTCTATGGCCTCTGTAATCCAGTTTTTATTAGCTGTTCCAGCAAAAGCTGGAGGAACACCCCATCTGCCACCAGATTTGCCAATCATCACAGCCTCGCCTGTTCTAGATCTAGGATTGCTACCAAATTTAATTTCATAGTCTTTAATAATTTGTTTATCCCCAAATAATAAAAGCCATTTTAGCCATTCTAATCGGGAGCCCTTTTCTGTATTTACTACAGCTGCTGCTGTTGATAAAACATCAGAATAATCAGATTTTATCATAGATAATTTAAAAGAACCAATAATTTCATTACTTTTAATTCTAGGTTTTGTATATGTCACTTCTAAATTTTCCCAAAATCTAAGAATTTCAGACAATCTAGAAGATGCGTTATCCAACCCAAATTCTTTTCTTAATTGACCAGATATCAGAGATCGATAGGTGGTATGATTAGTGATGGCGCTAGAAACTATACTAACAATATCCGCTTTACATTTAGTAAAAGCTTTTTTGAAATATTTGTCAACTTCACCAGATAGTGCTTTTAATATTTTTTGACTAATCTGCGAATTAGTTTCTCTAATTTTTATATTAGCAATAATCATGATCTTTTCCAATTAGTAAAAATATACCTATTATCACCAAGACCGACTGGCATGGGTTCGTTATCTCTAATAAAAATATTATTGGTCAAATAATCTATATCTGTATTAAATATAATCTTAGAACACTGTTTAATACTATCTAAATAACCTATACTACATATAGTTTGAGCATCAATATCTGCTTTATTAATAGGACCTATAAAATTTTTACTATCTGTTAATACAGCAAAATGTACCTGCTTCTCTGCTACACTAGAGTTAGTAACACCGCTACCAAGACAAAATGGGCATGTTTGACCATTAGAGAACAATATAGGGCCACCCGGTTTATACTGGTTAGACGATTTTCGACTCATCGTATCATAAATACAATTAGGGCATTCACTAATTTTAGTAGTTTCATATACCAAAGAGCAAGGTATAGTTAGGCCTGTACTAGCGAGTAGTATATCTATTTGATTATTATATAAAGTTTTAAGTGGAGATAAATCCATTAGCTATAAAACCCATCACGAGTACTACGGGCTGGTAAATCAGAAACGAAAAGAAATCTAGGGTCAAAATTATTGCCAACAAAAGGACTGAGTACTGCACTAATCGCACTAGCATTACCTATATTATGTTGCTGTTTAAGATGTTCATATATAGAGCATGGGCCCACATCTAAAACTGTTTTATAACCAGCTAAATTACCAGATACTTGTAAAGAGGCTGGTCCAAGAGATGTTTTAATTCCTTCTGTTGCAGCTTTTGTTCTATATGTACTTTGATCTAAAAAACAAGCTGCTCTGAGAGCTACAAAACTAATAAAAGTATCATCTCTAGTATTGCTGCCACACGGATCGGGCGTGATCAGATTGTTCACGACATCTATCTGATATTCTTGATCTAATGTTAGATCCAATACAACATATTTGGCCCCAACAGTAATTAGCTGTATAATTCGTTCATTAGAATAATTATCTTCAAAATCATTAATTAATGATCTAACAATAATAGGTATTTCTGTCTGCCAGTACATAGAGCATTCCTTATAGTAGACTATCTAATTTATTAAACTACTATAATTTACACCTAATTATACTAAAACTATGATTCTGTTTTATTGTTTTCAGCAGTTTCGAGTATTTTCTGAATCTTATCGTATAAATTACCAACAGCTACAAAATCAGCTGGTCTAAAAAGCCCTTTTTGGGCACTTACGTCCAAAACACTTAAAATAACCCTGTAGTCTTGTTCTGTTAACATAATATATAAAATCCTTTGTAAATGTGTTTAAAATAAAAATCAAGGTATGGCGTCTGGCGCTATGCTCTGTGTGTTAGTTTCTGTATAGCCGCTAATATCTCCACCTACTTCTAGTAGATCCAGTTTACATACCCAATTAACATTCTTACTAGCAGCACCTTTGCCTTGTATTAATAAATCGTCGCTCGTATCGCTATCTACATTGATACTAACGATAATAGCCTGAACATCCCACGAACTATCACTCTCATAAAGAATAGTCTTAACAGGAGTGCCTAATATCGACGCCCCATAACCATCATTGGCTATTATGCCTTCAAGCTTATATGCCGCATTATCTTGACCATTTGTTCTGCGCGCTACAATATTAGCTGTAAACATAAAAGTTCTGTTATTGCTTAATCTTATGCTGGATCCATTGTTCGCAATAGTTGTAAAAGTATCGTTTGTTGTAGAAGTTCTTAATACATACGAACTATTTTGGGCATCACCATTGGAAACAAAACTTCCATTAGATATAACAGTGCGTCCATCACTAGTAATTCTGAGCTTCTCGGAAGCGATAGCATCATTAGCTGTAGAAAATATTAAAGAAGTAGCATTATTAGAATCATTAAATGTTTCTTCAGCAACAGCAGAAATACTGGCCGCAATAGAAGTGGCAACTGGGCCATCGCCATCGCTGGCGGCAGCCCAGTTTATTCTACCAACTATATCCCCTGAAATAACATCACTATCATTGCTCTGTAATGTTATTGAATTTAATCCCATATTAAACCTACTACTAGATTACGTACCACACATTGTTATAAAACACCATGCTAACGCTTTCGTTTTCATAGTAAAGATTGATGCTTCCACCATCTATACTATGTCCACTGTTACCGCTAATAGTAAGTGTACCACTACCATCATCAACTTTCTTAACAGTAGCGACTTGACCATTGCTAGGACTAGCATGCATAGTTAAAGTAAAACTATTAGTGCTAGTGGTTACAAGAGTTACGTCGTTACTAGCTGTAGAAGCTGAATTAGCAGTGTCAACAGACTTGAAGCTAGCAGCAGCACCAGCTACGAGCTGGCCGCTACCATTTCTTGTGATAGTACTACCATCAATTTGAACAGTCATGACACCGCTGCTAGCAGCAAGAGATGTATTAGCAGTTGTACCAGCAACGCCAGCAACCATGTCTGCAATAGTGTCTCTTTTTGAAGTACCATCACTATCTCTAAAGAACATGCTATCTGCAGCAACATCTACAGCAGCATCACTAACGATAAGACTACCAGTAACATCACCAGTAACATCACCAGTCAAATCGCCAGTAACATTACCAGTCAAATCGCCAGTAACATTACCAGTAACATTGCCAGTTAAATCACCAGTCACATCACCGGTCACATTGCCAGTCACATTACCTGTAACATTACCAGTTAAAGTACCAGTAATGCCACCAGAAGCACTAAGGGTGGTAAATGCACCACTACTAGCTGCATTAGCTCCAATAGCAGTTCCATCAATAGCTCCACCATTAATGTCTACGGTAGTAAAAGTAGAAGTACCGCTTGAAGTAATATTACCCGTAACATTACCGGTTACGTTGCCGGTTACATTACCAGTTAAATCACCGGTTACATCACCAGTAAGATCACCAGTTACATTACCAGTCACATTTCCGGTAACATTACCAGTTAAATCACCGGTTACATCACCAGTAAGATCACCAGTTACATTACCGGTAACATTTCCAGTAACATTTCCAGTAACATTGCCAGTTAAATCACCGGTCACGTCACCAGTCACATCTCCGGTCACATTACCTGTTAAATTACCAGTAACATTACCAGTAACATTACCGGTAAGATCACCAGTAACATTACCAGTTACATCACCCGTAAGATCGCCAGTAACATCACCAACAATATTAGCCGCAAGTGTACCAAGACTAATATCTAAATTACCAGTACTTGCGCCAGTAGCTGTTGTAGTACCAAGAGTAAATCTGTCTTCGCTTTCATCCCAAACGAAAACAGCATTATCTCCAGTACTGCCTCTTTCGATAATAAAACCAGAATCATTACCATTGCTTTCAGCACCATTATTCAACTCAATCAAAGTGTCTGCAACAACAGTATTGGTACTATTAACAGTAGTTGTAGTACCATTAACGGTAAGGCCACCATCGATAGTTACATTGCCGCTAGCATCAATAGCGATTGCGCTATTAGCACTATCTGAACCAATATAACCACCATCAGGAAGCACTACACCTGGGGCATACAGCTTGCTATTATCGTAATACAGATTACTGCCGTCCGAATCAAATTTGTTAGAGCTTGCATCAGAACCAAAAAACACCAAACCCTTTTGATTGCCGCCGCCGGCAGCTATAGGACTATAACTCATATAAAATTCTCCATTTTGCTGTGTAAAAAATAACCAAAACCATTAAATTATACACCAATTATTGCCGTCAGATAATAATGTTATAGATTCATTTTTATAAAATAAATCATAAGAGCTTAGATCATCAATAGTTTCATTATTTTTTGTTTTAATGTTTACAGTTTTTGTAGTGCGATTTTTAATTCTAATAATTTTGCCAAGATTATCAAAAGCTGTATGTAGTGTAACGTTAATTGTATTAGATAATGTACCTACTTCGCTATCGATAATCACAACTACATCCTCAAACACACTAACTTCATAATCTCCAGCAACTTGTGATGTTTCAGAGTATGGTACAGATCCGAGTGGTTTATTAGTATTGGTAATAGCTATAGTTTCATCCACAACATCTATGTTGTGTAAATTATTTTCAAGCTTTACTTCTACGGAAGGGTTGCCTTCGGGATTTACTTCTATAATATTAGTGTTTTGATTAATAGCGACTTCTAAGTAATAAGTAGACATGAATTAAGAATTCCTATATATCTATGAGCACACGCTCTGGGTGTCACTAGAGCTATATCTTTTTACAATATTTATATTGCCATATAATATTCTAGAAATATGTTTATCTCCACCGTCAGACCAATCGTTCGGAGACTCTAGGTCCAAATCATATTTAGCTTTATTAAATCCAAAAGTATCTGTAACATTGGCTGGTATTATTAAAGAAATCCTGCCACTAGAATTCACGCTAAAAGTATATTTCGTATAATCTGTATTACTGGACTTATACTGATATGTAACAGGCTCAAAATAGATGGTGCTACCAGCCGATAGTGTAACATTATTAGAAAGTTTGGCTATAGAACCACTAAATTCAATGATATATGTATTAATCGGTATATTATGTCCTGTTATCATTCCGTTATCAACAAGCAAAGAGGGATCGGAAACTTGAATAGTATCTGAACTATTGACAGCAGAAATAACCTTAGCTTCATATCTTTCTGTTTTCCATATCAATTGAGCACACCAATTTGTAAGATTAACAGGTTGTTTATCAGAGTCTTTATATATAAAATCAATCCTGAAAGAACTACCTTGCTCTATAGAGAAATCATATTTACCGGCAGCCATATTATCCTTATACCTTTCTGGTGTGAAAAAGAAATAGCCGACCCTTTGTGGAGCCGGCTACTTCGATATCATAAGCAAAGCTTAAAGATTAAAGAGAGCCAAGAAGCACTCTTCTGTTATCTAGAACAGCAAAACCCTGCTCAGCCCATCCATAGAAGCCAGCTCTCTTTTGACGATGAAGGGTATCATCTTCAAAGATTTGAACTTCTTGACGAACTGGCATGATAAATGAATCTCTCTTTCTAAGGTCAAGACCAACAACAATTTCGCTGTCGCCAGCATCAATAGTGCCAGAAAGAACATTATCATAGAACTCTTGATATTCTTGGCCTTCGCCAAGCTCATCAACGTCATGAAGGTTTACACCAAACACGCGATTAACATTACCGTCAGCAGCGGTATAGATCTCACGACGAGTAATCTCATCGACCTGATCAACGCCCCAGTTTCTGATATCTTCCATAGCCTCTGGTGAGACATAAAGATCGGTAAGGATACCTCTGTTATTACTAGCAGAGTTACCGCCACCATTACGACGCATAACGGTCTTCATAAGAGAAACAAGTCTCTTAGTAAACTGACCAGCATCAGCGTCACTATCATAAACAACAATATTACGGTCTACACCAGCAGCAAGCAAGGTGTGCCAACCGTCATCATTCATCTTCTTGACGAATTGTGCTTCGAGAACTTCCATAGCACGACCAACGACATCCCAACGGGCGTCACGAGCATACTTTAGAAGATAGTCGATACTTGCACCAATATCATAGGTAGGAACCATGACATAATCGCCTTCGACATGTCTTTCTGGTACATAACCATGATTAGGTAAAGTATAAGCAACAAAATCAGCTTCTGTTCCAGGAGCCAAGAAGTCTAATGGAAATTCTGGAGTAGCACCAGGAGCCAATTGAATTGGTTCAAAGATGCCATCAAGAATATCTCCACTAAGAATAGCTTGACGCAATGGAAGCTCAAGAGCTTTTGCAAACTCTCTACTAGCAGCCAAAGACTGCTCTTTTTCAGCAGAACCTGATCTAACTAAGAGATCAGTAAGCTCAGCGGATGGTTCAAATTTATTAGCCATGTTTATATATCTCCTTTTTAAACTCAGGTAATGTTAATATCTACTTTAACGTAGCCGTCGGCATCTTTGCCACTTAAGAATGTACCAACTTTAACACTGTTTGTTGATACTGTGGTGAAATCACCAGCACCATCATAATAAGCAGCGTCTCCAGCAACTGGACTTTGACCAGAAGCTAGACTGTTGGTAGTAACTTGACCCCTACGAAGAAGAGCCACTTTGCCGCCAGCCTGAACTTCATCTTTATGATAATTAATATGTTGTCTTGTAAGATCAAGATTAACAACATCATTAAGTAAAACACCTGCTGGAGCAGTGCCAGCTGGACTGCCAGTTGGATAGATAACTACGGCATCAGCATCATCCATAGATGAACCAACACCACCTGCACCGTTGTATACAACCACACCGCCGCGATCGCCGGTTGTGTTCATAAAGAAAGATACATCGGTAAAACTTTCAACACGATCTGGTTTTAAAGCCATTTTTCATTCTCCTTTATTGGATTGTTGTTTGCCTAATCTAGAATAAACAAAATCTACTAATGATGCTCTAGTGTGATCGATCTCTGAATCTTCATCACTACCAACACTAAGATCAACAGATTCTTCAGCTTCTGCGGTTTCTAAAACTTCCTCAGCAACTGAATCTTCTAGTTCACCTTCTTGTTCTTCAGTCTCAGTAGAATCTGCAACCTCTTCAGCTTCTGCAACTTCTTCCGAAGCAACTTCTTCTGATTTAGTTTGAGCCCACTCAGGAACATTAGAACTAACCAAAGACTTGATAGTAGCGAAAGCCTCATCGTCTAGATCTTCAAATTTGTTCACTGTAGCTTCTGCTACATCGTGAGCAACACCAGATTCGACAAGTTCAGAGACCCTACTAACAATTTTTGCCTGCCTAGCAAGTTCAGCTTCTTTTGCTTTATAAGCTTCAATAGCCTCATTAGCAGCAGCAAGTTCGCTTTTCAATGTCTCAAGATCACATTCTCTTGTCTTGAGAGCTTCTTCATGAGCACTAGTAAGTTCTTTAAGCTCGTTGGCTTTAACTTCATCTAATTGTGCTACATCATATTCCATTTTTTTCTTGTATTCTTCTAAGAGTTTATCTTTCTCAGCTACAGCTTCATTAAGAGAAGAAGCCTGATCTGACATTCTTGCCATATCTTCTTCTTTATCTTTCATGGTAGCTTCTAGTTGCATGACTTTAGCCTCTAGTTCGCTTACGCGACTATAAGCCTCTTTAAGAACTTCGCCACAGCCGGTCATAGCTTCGACTTTTTCTGCTAGTTCTTTTACATCTTTTTCTAGACTCATATTATCATTCTCCGGGTTAAAGGACGCTTGGATATTAAATACACTATTATTGGCTAAAAGGTTATCGTCTTTTTTAGTAAAAATTTCATCAGCACTTTGTTTATCAAAAATAATACTTTCTGGATTAGCTGGTTTGTTCACAAAACCCTTTCCTGAAAAACTTATATTGCGCAATACTCTGCCAATTTTATGATTATCATATTCTCCAACACCACCATATGATCTTAAAAATTTAGTTAAATAACTAGTATTATTATTTCTAGCTAATACTTTATATTCTCCAGTTTCTTGATTTAGTAAACCATAATCAAAATTATTAAAATAACATTCCATGCTAACAAACTTTTTACCAGCCTCGATTTCCTGAATTAAAGACTCTGCTCTTTCTCTCAATTCAGGATTAGAAAAATTTCTATAAATAACAGAACCGGTAACAATATGGAATTTATCAGGAAGCTGTTCCATATCAATATTATCTGGAATTTTCTGACCATCAACATCTATGGGCCAGTTAGAAACAATATGTCCAACAATTTGGTCCTCGTCATGCTCTAAATTAGTGGGCTTATCTTCCGGAGTATTTTTAGCTTTCCATACTTCTACTTTATCAAAAATATCATCATTTCTATTCCATGATGAACTCACTAAGATAGATTGAACATAATACAGATCTTCGTCGGTAACGGATGCTAATGACTGACTATCAGGATCCGTAATTAATTGATAATTAACACTAGCCTTAACTAAGTCAGTTGTTTGTTTTGTTGTTGGTTGAATTTGTGCGAGGTATGCAATAGAAGCGTTGGCTATTACCTGTTCAGCAACACCGTCATCCCATTCTTGTTGATAAATATGCATATTATTCTTCTTCCGTATGAATAGATGAGTAATAAATTGACTTAACTAGTTTTTGCTCTTCTGTAGTTAATGTTCTTTGTAAATTGTTGGATATTGACCTTACCCAATATTCATACCCCGATATTAAACTTTTGGTAGTTTGAGAAATACTTTTTATATTAGCAGAAATTTTATCAGGGTCAATTTTTACAAAAGGTTTTAAAGAAAAAAGGGCTTGTGTTTTAATAAATTCTAAGTTTTTGGACTCATCACTAGATAATGATCGTAAATTTTTCTTATTGTAAAACTCTAGAATAAGAGGATTGATTATACAGGCTATTCTTTCTTGTGCGTCCTGCGCCCATATGTCTAATGTTGCCCCGGTTCTAGGTTTAAAATCTTTGGTCTTTCTTTTCTTGGTGTCTTTTGACATTTGTGGGCGGCCTTCGCCAGGAACGCCAGGTAAAGATTCTGGCGAATCTTTAACCAACTTCGTTGTGTTTTTCTTTTCTGTATCGTTTTTGAGTTCGTAAAGATTTTTTTCGCCACGTTTCTTCTTGGATAAGTCTAAACCAACCTCGCTAGGTGTAGCCATACCTGATTGTAATGCTATCTTTTTTAAGCTATTGATAAATTCAGCATCATGATATGGCCCTGATTTAGTAGGTCTCTTGGATGATGCTCTTTCTTTACTTTCTCTACTAATTCGACTTTGTTCCATATCAGCATCAAAACCGAATCTTGTTTGCACCAATTCTTCACTCACTAAATTCCTATCAGCTAGTTGTATTAATAGGGCTTTTTCTGCTTCTTCATTGCTTAGGTCCATTCTATCAAATTCTATTTTAGCTGGATATCTGAAGCCCATGGCTTTTTGTAGCATTTCTATTTCTTTTTGCCAAAATTGTACTAATACCTGTCTACCATATTCTAGTCTTTGTGTTAATGTTTTTAGACTAATGAAATTATTAGTAGTACCAGCAGCACCGTAAGTGCCTGTTAATGTGGGAGGTATACCAAGACCAGCATAAACACTATTTAAGTGTGGAGTATATTTAGCTTCTCCTAAAAATTGATGTACATTAGTTTTACTTTCTAATAACTCAATATCTGGACCCCAAATTAAATCCATTGTACCGCCACCAACATTATTTTGTAAAATATTAGATAGTTTAGCAGCAGCAGCTTTTGTTGGAGCTATTTTATGTTCTAGATTACCGAGTTTGAAAATTCGAATATTGGAAATAGCGCCGTCTAATGCAGCTAAGTCAGCTAGTTTAAGTTTTTCGATAATATTGATATCATCCATAATAGCATAAATCATGGGATATGCCCAATTCTGCCAATCGTCTTTTTTGTAATGAAAAACTAGAGTTTTATCAGCATCTAAAGGATAAAGTGTTTTATTTTTTGCAGCAAATAAAATACTCTCTGGTAATTGATCTACAATTTGTTTTTCTATATCATTTTTAGGACTGTTTATAGTTTTTCTTAATTGAGCTGGTAGTGAAATAGCATACTGTTTTTTCCCAACAAAAGATGATAAGCTCTCTCCTAAAATGTCAACATAAAAAGGATCGATAAATGTATATCTCCATGGTATTTCTTTTCTATCAACTTTAATTTCATCTAAAGAAGGATCGATATCAGCTTTAGCATTAGCTCTATATAATTCATCAGCTATTTTTTGACTAATTTTCGCTGTTTGTTTATTAATAACAACATTCCCTACCCTGTATAAATTATTAAGAAATCTTTCGCTTCTATCTATACCATTAATTTTCCTAAACCAATTTCTATAAAATCTTTCTATTCTTTTATTTCTATGGGAAAGTCTAATACCTTGAGATCCGAAATCGCCCATAAGATCAATAACATTCTTAACCAAACCCACTCTCTGATATATTGTATCAGCAGTTTTGATAATATTTTTAAGCTTAACGGGAACAGCTTCATTTGGTCTAAAATAGTCATAATCTGATCTAGTTAGACCTGGACGGCTAGATGTATTTTCTGATAAGTTAGAAAAATCTCTATTATATCTAGCATAACCTGTAGTTCTAT